AAGACCGCTTCAACATCGAGTCAATGAGTGTTGACCGGGGATTCCAAGGGTACGAATTCAGCCAAAAACTTGACAGAGATTTAGGCGGTACTGAAAAGAAAGAAAAAGTCATAGCCTGCGGTATGGGCTGGCTTTCAATGAACGGGCCATGCCAGGAACTCGAACGGCTTCTATTATTGAAGAAACTGAATCATGGCGGGAATCCTATATTGAGATGGATGGCTGATAATGTATCAGTCAAAGTCAATCCCACAGGCGGCGGTAAGTCACCAAATAAGGCCAGCTCACAGGGCAAGATCGACGGAATAGTCGGTACACTACTTGCGCTGGATCGTAAACTGAGGATGCCGGAAATTATCGGTTCAGGATACGAAGCGAATGACGCTGAAATTATGGTTTTCTAAAAGAAAGGCTATCCATTGATTATACTGAATAGAAAAGAATGGTACAGACCGGATGAGATAGCTCAACTCTTCAATGTAACACGGAAAACAGTCTATTTATGGATCAGTTCTGAGAAAATAAAAGCTGTCAAGGTTTGTGGTTCATTACGGATACATAGAACGATAGTTGAAAAAATGCCAAAAGATATTTATGAATAAAATGTAACAATATCTAACATCCTTCCTGTACTCTTAAAAAATCCTCGTTTACAATCGCCTATCTATTAAACTCCATTGATAGGCGGTAAATATCTTCCCAAAAATCAAACATTTCCTTTTTTTATCTTCCGAATCCGTCAAAAACGGTTTTGACATCAGAGATATTTTCATTTTTGGTGGCATGGGTATGCTCTTCTATGGCCTAAATTTACACTGGCCTTGGGTAGCTTTTACCACTTGTGGATCGCTATTGATAATTATGGGATATCTCATGCGAGGAAAAGAATAAAAATGGGTATCCTGTCACGCATAATTAGACCGAAGGCTTCGGGATCATGGGGGCCAACTGATGATAGGTGGTATTCACCTGGCGGATCATTCTATGGTGGCGAGGCTGGTACGTCTTCTGGCATGGTAGTCAATTCTGACTCTGCTATGAGACTTTTGACAATTTATAACTGTGTCAAGGTACTTTACAATTGCATTTCTCAAATGCCATGCCAGTTAATGGAAGAAGTCAATGGCATCAAGGGAAAAGCTACAACTCATTATTTATATCGGATCATTGGAAAACGACCTAACTCATGGATGACAGCAAGCGAGTTCTGGGGGATGGCGATTGTCCATATTTCTCTCAGGGGCAATTTCTATGCGTTCAAGTATGGCATACCAGGTCAACCGATAAAAATGCTTGTGCCTATCGCTCCTGATGCAGTTCAAAACGTTGTGCAAAATCCAGATTATTCAATCACATATCATATTAATACTGGCAGCGGCGAAGTCAAAAAATTCTCACAATCTCAAATCATGCACATCAGAGGATTGACGACTAAAGGTGTTGTCGGACTAAACCCGATTGAGTGCGCGCGTGAGGCTGTTGGTCTGGGTTTGGCAAGTGAAACATTCTTATCAAAGTGGTTTGGTAAGGGAATGCATCCGGGCGCTATACTCAAACACCCATTAACACTAAGCGCACAGGCACATTCCAATATCAAGAAAAACTTCAAAGAAAAATATGCCGGTCTTGGAAACAGCCACGATTTTATGGTGATTGATGAAGGCATGGGCATTGAATTTCCGCCGATAAAATTAGTCGATGCACAATTTATCGAATTGGAACGATTTAACGAAGCTCAGATATGTGGCATGTTCGGCATACCATTAATATTGGTTCAGGCGGGTTCTACTCCTGCAACATACGCATCATCCGTACAATTCAAGCAATCATTTGTTGATTTTACCATAGCTCCGATTGCCGTGAATATAGAAAGTGCGATTGATCGTGACTGTTTATCCGAATCTGAACAAGACCGCTATTATTCAAAATTCAACATGGGCGCTTTGCTCAGAGGCAATATGGCGGAACGGTTTGCGGCTTATGCAATTGCTATTGACAAGGAATTCATGAACCCTAATCAGGCCAGGCAATTCGAGGATTGGAACGGTTACGGGCCAGAAGGTGATGAATACCGTACGCGAACGAGTTCAATGAAGCAAGATGATAGCGCGAAAGATACCGAAAAGGATACCGAACAGGATAAAGGATCAGACGAATGAAATTATCATATAGAAACGAAAAAAACGCAAGATTCATATCGAGCTATTATAATATTCCGCTTGAGAATAAAGACTGGTTTAAAGTCGAAAATTCAACAGATGATGAATCAGAGATTTTAATCTTCTCGTTTATCGGATGGCCTTTCAATGATTCTGCTGAATTTGTCCGGGCTATTTCCAGCATGAAACAGAAAAAAATTCTCATTAGAATTAACTCTCCTGGTGGTGATGCTTTTGAAGCTAATGCTATGTTTAATGCTATTAAAGATCATCCGTCAAAACCAACAACACGTATAGAAGCACTGGCAGCATCGGCAGCTTCTTATATTGCTTTAGCAGGCAAAGAAAAGCAAGCATACAAGAATACAATGATCATGATACATGAGCCTATGTCTGGTATGTGGGGAAATCAACATGAATTTAGAGAAGTCGCTGATATTCTTGCACAGATCAACGAAAACATGGTTGACATGTATGTTGACAATAGCAACTTAGGAAAAAAAGAAATCCGTGAAATGCTGAAAGCTGAAACTTGGATGAATGCTAAAACAGCGAAAGAAAAAGGCTTCATTGATACGATTATCGAAGCGGGTAAGCCGGTGAAAGCGGAATTCGATTTATCTATTTTTGCAAATGTACCATCAGAATTCAAAGTTGAATCTCTGGTTGAAGAAACAAAGTCAGAACCAGACATAAGAAGCACTGAGAAGCTCTTGCGCGATGTAGGCGGCTTTTCTAAAAATAGAGCTAAAGCGATACTGGCGAGAGGCTGGCAAGCTGAAAGCGAAGAAATAGGCAATGAAATTGAACAACAAAAGCATGACGCCGATGAAAGTATAATCCGGTGTGACGCCGGAACAATTAAGGCTCTGCTAACCAGAAATATCGAATTATATAAAAAGGGGTGTTAATCATGCCAGAAATAGAGGAAATCAAAAAACTGATTGATGATCAAGGAAGAGCGTTAGATACGTTCATGGTCGAAAACAAAAAGCGACTAACGGACATCGAGGCTAAAAATCATACTGACCCAATTCTTGAGGAAAAAGTCAAGAAAATTGCTGAGGATGTGGCCAGTATCTACACAATGAAATCGCAACTTGAGTCCATTGAGAAGGCCGTCGCCTTGTCATTGTCTCCAGGTGGTGGCGATCCTATCAGAAAGAATGAGACTGTTTACGGTGGCAACATTGGCGCACAGCTTCAGGATGTTATGACGGTGGCTAATCCGAATCCGAATGGTAGCTCTTATTCTGCGGCGGTTGAACGGCTCGGCAAAGTTAGGGCTGCTGCGACTGGTGCAAATACCGGCATTCCATCTGATGGTGGCTTCTTGATTGAAAAAGATTCTGCAACGAATTTGAACGATAACTCGATTGCAACAGGTCTTTTATCTCAAAGATGTTTCAGAGTGCCTATTTCCGAAGGTTCTGATGGTTTGAAGCTGAAACTCATGGATGAATCCAGCCGGGCTAATGGTTCCAGGTATGGTGGTATCCAGACGTATTGGGCGGCAGAGGCGGACACTGTTACAGCTACAAAACCAAAATTCAGACTTGCTCAGTGGGAATTAAATAAACTCTTCGGGCTATTCTATGCCACAGAGGAAGTCCTGCGGGATGCTGGAGCGCTGTCAACAGTCGTGAATAAATGGTTCCCAATGGAATTCGGATTTAAGATTGACGACGGGATTTTTAACGGTGTTGGTGCCGGTATGCCTATCGGTATCTTGAATGCTCCCTGCACAGTATCACAGGCTATAGAAACCGGCCAGGTACGGGCTACATCACCGATTCTTTATGAGAATATCGTCAAGATGTATTCACGGGTTTTGAATTCCAGTGATGCTAATTCAGTATGGTATATCAATCGTGCGATGTTGCCTTATCTGATGCTTATGACGATGCCTGTTGGCACGGCTGGGGTTCCTGTATTTTTGCCACCTAATGGCGCGGCAGGTCAACCGTATATGACATTGCTCGGAAAGCCTATCATTCCGATTGAACAGGCTGCGGCTCCGGGAACTGTTGGTGATATTGTTCTGGCGGATCTGAACGAATACCTGATTATAGACAAGGGCGGCATTCAGAGTTCAGTTAGCATTCACGTTCGATTCATTTATGAAGAGAGCGTGTTCAAGTGGACATATAGATTCGATGGTGGGCCTATCAGAAACAAAACTCTGACACCATACAAGGGATCAGCTACGTTATCGCCATTTGTAACTCTTGCCAGTTCGTAATTAATCAGAAATATCCAGGTAGAAATACCCGGACACAATAAGGAGGAAATCTCATGAGACTTGCAGAACAAAAGAAAATAGTACCCGTCATGGCTACTACAGATTACAATAACGGTGCAGTCGGTGATTCTATCAATATGGCTGGCTATATCCGTGCGACGTTTATTATCCTATTCGGTGCAATCACTGGCGATTCGGTGCTGACTGTCAATAGTGGAGCTACGAACGCGGCTAAAACAAGCGCAATGACGTTTCATTACGCGCTCGGCGGTGCTGCTATAGGAACGGCTGTTGCTGGTAGTGTTGCATCTTGTGACGTTCTGGCTGCTGACGCAACGAGCGCGGCACTGACTCTGACTGCTGCTACATACGCAAACAAAATGCTTGTGGTTGATGTAGATGCCAGTGATATGGACACGGCGAATGAAGAGAATTGGCTAACCATCGACATTGACGCTACAGCCGGCGCAGGTATTGCATATTGTATAGCGGTTCTTGAACCAAGACAGACTTCAAACAGATCAGTTACAGCACTGGCATAAGGAGGATTTATCATGGCATTTTATCCGCCTAAAACAGTTCAGGCTATTGCGGATATGAATTATGGTATCCGTGTTGATAATGGGCCGGTGCTTGCTACGGTATGGGGCGCTCAGGCAGTAACTCCACTTTTTAACGTGGTTAATGGCCGAGTTCTTGTCACTCAACTCATCGGCGAAGTAACTACGGTTTTGAGTAACAATGCAACTCTCGTTAAATATTATTTCACGCCAACTGGTGGCGCTCAGATTGACTTATCTGCAATTTCTTTAACGATTGCTCAGTTGGCAGTCGGCAAAAGGATTCTGGCTGCGGGTACAATCGGCGGTGCTACTACGTTTTCCGGCATTGGCGCCTCCATGCTTCAAACGGTTCCTTATGTGTTGGGTCAGGTTGGGGTTGGTGGCGCTATTGGGATTGAATCCACTACGGCTTCACTAACATCCGGTGCGATGAAATTCACTGTGTTGTATATCCCAATTGACGACGGCTCGTATATAGTGAGTGCGTAACCTTAATGGGCGGTCTTTTTGACCGCCTAAAAGGATAAAGAAATGATTTGTAAAAACTGTGAATATATTTTGGAGAAAGAAAATGCCGTATGTCCTTCTTGCGGTATGCCTGTTGATAGTCAAGAAGAAGAACAAGAAATTATTGAATCAAAGCCTGAAAAAACCAAAAAGGGTATAAAGTAAATGCCTACAGCAGCTATAGTAACAACGACAGAAGAGACTTTTGGCAGCGTCAAAAAGGTTAAGTTTTTCATAACGAGTTCCGATGGCGGTGTTGCGACAGCTACGACAACTCAATCATATTCTGGCGAAGTCTTGAGACTCGTTATTGTTCCTGGTGCTGATGCACTTGCTCCGACTGCACTATTCGATATTGAGATAATGGACGATGACGGATACGACATTCTGGCAGGTCAGGGGGCTAACTTGTCGAATGCGGCTACTACAACCGTGGTTGCAAGCATGGGGTGCGTAGCGAATGATCAACTCCATCTATCGGCATCTGGAATGGGTGATGCGAACGGCGCAACCGTAATAATCTACATCAGGTGACAAAAATGACAACGCACGTTATTAAAGGTGGAATGGCTGAGGCGCTTGTTGATATTACCTCAATAATAGAAGATGTTACTGAAATAGAGCGGCATATGCACGGAGGTGCAAGGTGGTTCGGCGCATCTCCTGGGCCTACTGCCCCTGGGCTTTTAACGAGTCTTTTACCGTGGCGGGCAACTTCCAATGCAACAGCCGGTCTCTTCGGCACTGCCATAGAACTGTTTAATGGGGCCGAAGATTTTGATATTTCAACATCAGTTCTTTATTTCGATCCGCACCAACTATTTATTACTGCTGTTGATGCCGTTGGAACGTATAAAGTTCGTTTTGCGAATAGCCAATACGACGGGGTTTCTGCCCATACTTACGCGAATATGGCGGCGGCAGTAGCGGCAAAAAAATATACCGAAGTTGTTTTCAGGACGGACGACACCAAGACAGACTCTACTCCGATTGAAGTTATGTCAGGAAGAACAAGTGCAGGGTCTAAGTTGTGGTGTCAGGTTGCCAAAAGTACTGCTGATGCGAAATATATTGAATTTCTTGTAGGGCTTCACACTTACTCTGCTTAATGGATAAAAAATGATCATCAGCCAATACCTTGCACCAACATCTGAACCCGTTAGCCTCACAGAGCTAAAACTCCATTTGAAAATCGACAGTGGAACGCTGGCGGATAATCTATCAGAAATCCAAAGCATAGCTCCGGGCAGTCACGCTGTAACCGTTGGATATGTGCTTGTGGGCGCGGCTGTTGCGTTGGTATCTGATACCGCTATGGTGATGATCCAGTCCGGCACAAACGGGGCAACCGGAACAGTTGACGTTAAAATTCAGGAATCTGATACCGGTGCAGCTCCCTGGACAGACTGGACGGGTGGGGCATTCACTCAGATAACCACAACGAACGATAATGCTACATTTGAAAAGGAATATACCGGCACAAAGGCATATATCCGAACGATAGCTCAGGTGCTTCTTGCGGCGTGTGAGTTTGGGACAACGATTATCCAGTATGCGCCTACGAGCGCCGAAGATTCGCTTTTAACCACGATCCTGGCGGCGGCTCGACAGCATATTGAGCATATTACTTGCAGACAACTAATGCCAGCTACTTGGGATTATAGTTTACAGCATTGGCCGCATGGTAATTCAATCAAACTGCCTTATGGCAACCTGCAAAGTGTTTCTTTCGTAAAATATACAGACTCGGCTGGGACTGTAACAACTTTGACACCAGTCACAGATTATGAGGTGGTTGCAAATGGGGAACAGTGCGGGAAAATTGTTTTGCCTTACGGATGTTCGTGGCCTTTAGCAACTCTTCATCCTGAAAATCCTATTGTTATCCGGTATATGTGCGGCTACGCATCTGCGGCGGTTGTTCCTGAAATGCTCCAGGTTGCGATAAAATTTGCGGCTCAGAATATGTGGAGGCACGGCGGGGATGATAAGTCTATCGGTAATTTGATTGAAAATTTGACGTATAATTACAGGTTACACGATGCTTTTTAAACGCCAAATATCGGATTTAGATAAGCGTATTATCTTTGAAAAACCCGTCAAAACCCCAAATGGGCAAGGCGGTTTTGTCACTACATGGGCGGTGGCTTGTACTGTGTGGGGCAGAATTTTACCAACTTCAGCGAAAGAACAACGTCAATCAGATCAGACGGTCTTAACCATTAGCCATACCATAAGCATCAGGCATCGGAGAGACGTTAAATCGAGCTGGCGCATCAGATACAAAAATAGGTTTTTTTCGATTGTGGGGCTTGTCAACCCAGAAGAAAATTCCGAGTGGGTTGACGTGCTTGTCAAAGAGGTGGCTGGATGACAGATTCAGCAGATGTTTTAACTAATTTATGCGTAGCTCTTTACTCGAAATTCACGGCTGTTGACGGAACCGGAAGTCAAAACGCTTTTTATACTGCTATCAACGGGCAGCTATTTGAAGATGAGGCTCCAGAAGGAACACAGTACCCATACGCTGTTTACATGATTGTGACAGCACCTAAAGAGCGCACGTTCTCTGAAATTTATACCAATATCACCTTGCAGCTATCCATTTTTTCATCAAATATGGACAGCTCAGAAATCAAGGGGCTTTACCAGAAGGCTGTTGCGTTATTTGATGAATGCCAACTTTCGATTACCGGCTCAAAACTTGTTTGGATGCGTGAGGAAAACTTATCAACATTGATAGAAGAAGTTACAACACCGACAGGTACAGAACGAGTTAGAGCATACCACATTGACTTCGACGTTAAAACGAGTTTGGACTAATGGCGATACTTGGCGCTCACTCATACATTGATGATTCGATAGAACTTCTTTTTCAAGAAGATGCTGACTTTATCATCGGCAAATTTTGCTCAATTGCTAAAGGATGTCGGATCATATTAGGTGGCAACCATCGGGGTGACTGGATCAGCACATATCCTTTTCCAGCCATGTTTCATGGAAGTCCAAACATTCCATGCCATAGAACAACAAAGGGGCCGGTGATTATCGGTAACGACGTTTGGATCGGCGCAGGTGTTACGATTGTTTCAGGTGTTACCGTTGGAGACGGCGCGATAATAGGGGCTGGTAGCGTTATTGTGAAAGACGTAGAGCCTTATTCTGTTGTATGTGGTAATCCTGGGCAACGAAAGAAATACCGATTCCCAAAACGAGAAACTGAACGTTTGCTCACTTTAAAATGGTGGAATTGGACTGAAGACAAAATCAGAGAAGCTATTCCTATTTTGATGAGCAATGACATGCAAAAACTATTCAAATTTACAGAGGAACACGAATAACATGCTTTCGGTAGTTATCCCGATATTTAATAATCATGATTACAGCTACGAGTGTATTATGGCTGTGATGGAGAATACCAACGATTATGAACTTGTCATAATTGATAATGGATCAGAGCCTCCATTTAAACCACCATTTACAGGATTTGTCGAATGCCAGCTTATCAGAAACGAAACTAATAAAGGGTTTCCTCATGCAATTAATCAGGGGATAGCAGCGGCGAAGGGTGATACTATTTGCCTTTTGAATAATGATGTCATAGTCACTCCAGGTTACGCCGAGCGCCTTGCTGGATACCTCGATGAATATGCCATTGTCGGGCCTTGTGCTAACTACTCCGCGGGCTTACAACGTGTGACTGCTGGAATATACAATAGCAAGGACGAGCTCCACAGAGAGGCAGAGACATGGTCGGATGATTGGAACGGCATGATTGAGGATGTTACGTTTGTTATCGGATTCTGCATGATGTTTAAGAAATCGCTTTTCGATGAAATCGGACAGTTCGATGAGTCATTATGGCCGTGTTCGGGCGAGGAAATAGATTTTTGCCTTCGCGCACATGAAGCCGGTCACAAAATAGGCATTGCTCGTGATGTTTACGTCCACCACGAAGGCAGTATGACATTAGATGAAATGGATAAAACAGGCGTGATTGAATATCAGGAACTCTGTAAACGGAATGACGCACATCTGGCGGTTAAATGGGGCGCTGATTTTTGGATGAAGCAGGCGGTGGCACAATGAAAATTTCTAACCAAAAATTAGCAATTGGTGTTCCTTGTTCATTCCCGCATATCCCGTCATCATTCTTTTATTCTTTTGTTCACATGGAGAAGCCTGAATTCATTTTTATTCACGCTGATAATGGCCCCGTGGATGTCCTTAGAAATGATATAGTACGAACGGCTATTGAACAAGAAGCAACACATTTGCTCATGCTCGATGTGGATCAAGTCTATCATCCCAAAACCATCACAACTCTATTATCAAGGCGGCTTCCGATTGTGGGCGCGGCGGTGTGCAGGCGCTATCCTCCATTTGATCCTATAATTTTGAGGCTAACGGATAACGGTTACGAATCTACTGATGAATGGAACGATAATGGGCTTGTGGAATGTGATGCAACAGGCAGCGGGTGTTTGATGTTTGAAATGTCTATTTTTAAACGACTACCAGATCCGTGGTTCAGGTTCCAGAAAAATCCAGATAATGGAATGACCATCGGTGAAGATATCGGAATCTGTCAGGATTTAAAGGCATTAGGATATAAAATATTCGTCGATACATCTGTTCCTGCTGGGCACCTTACAACGATGATAATCAACAGAAATACACATCTGCTTTACCGTAGCATGAAAGAAAAACAGAACAAACAGGCTTTAGAGAGGGCTTTAAAGAACGATAATTAATAACCAATAGTAAAAAATCAGGGTTTTCCCGAACGACCGGCCAGTTGAACGGGGGGCGAAAGAATATCTAAAGGCGCAGGTTAGTGCTAACCCACTAATAATGCGCCTTTTTTTATTGCCCTGAATCAATCACAAAACAGGAGGATTTATTATGGCGGATCGGGCAACTACTCTATCAGGCAGCTTTCAAAAAGTGACACTCGGCGCAACTTCAAAAGTATTAGGCGCTGGCAAGTATTCTATTACGGGCATGACCCGTAAAACCATTGACGCTTCGGAGTTTGGCGTTGACATTGACATCTTCGAGTTTGGTTCGGCGGATGGTGGCACAATCAGTCTGACTGATGTTGCCTATGATCCGACTAATCCAGAACAGTTGACGCTCCAAGGTTGTGTACAGAACGGAACGAAACTTATCAATAGCACGACAAGCGGCATCCGGTTCTGGATCAATTCTACTTCTTATCTGACCGTTGGCACGTCTGGGACTATCCTGATGACATCCGCTGGCAAGGTGGACGCTGACAGAAGCGGGATGGCTAAAACCAGCTTTGAAGGCAAAGTATCAGGCGCTTTCATGTATCTTGTTTAATCACAAACAGGGGGAACGTGGATAGCCATTATTACCCCTGCATCAAAAAGGAAATTACATGTTATTTGATATTGATCAGACCGAAGGGGAACGTTTTCAGTTTTTTGGCTCGACTATTGATCCTCAAACAGGTGAAACTATTTATGATGAACCAGCCGGGGACGCTTATGTGACACTAAGGCCGATGCAGCCTTTTTTTGAGGAACGTCTTGCGAAACGCAAGAAATCAGTCGAACACGTTTTAAACCAGAAAACAAGGCAGATGGAACGAATCTCATACTATCCAGAACTTTCTATTGCTGATGCAAAAACAGAACGGGATGAAGTATGGGACTATGCAATCACCAATATTGAAAATTTCAAAGACAAATACGGTAAAGTTATCGAATGTACAAAAGAAAACAAAATCAAACTGATAAAAGTGCCGGTGTTTGAAAGATTTTGCTCCAGGTGTTTGCAGATCATGTCTTCAGCGGGCGTGGTTGAAAAGGAATCCGAAGAAAAAAACTAATAGACTGGATGAAGTTTTCCGATGATCAGGCATCATCCAGAATAGTTTTAGAAACCGGCGAAGTCCTGACGAAGTGCGACCAATGCCAGCAATTATATTCAGAGCGTAGAGATAGAGGGATACCCGATTATCCGCCTTGCGAGGATTGTTGGGTGGAACTCTTATCGGCAAACGAATCAGCTCACCGTATTTTCAATGTTGTTCGTAACCAATTAATCATGAGTTTCGGCGGGCCTATTGCTCTGAATCATTCAGCGATTCACGAAGCCATGAGGTTGTACAGAATCAAAAACAGAAGAGTATGTTTTGAAAAGGTTTTGATTTTAGGGCAATATTCAATCTCGAAAATGAACGAAAAAAGCGAGGGGTGATATGAGAGTTGAAAGTTGGAATCCAAACAAGATGGATGAGAGTTTTGAAAACGTCGCTATTGGTAGGATTGTGGCTGCTGCTGAGGTTGTAGCAGCGGCTACTCGTAGCAATTGCAATGTGTTCAGCGGTCAATATTCACATCCTATGTACCAGCGAGGTAAATATGCTGGACAAAATTGGACTTCCAGAGACGCGGGCCGGTTGAAAAAGTCAATCCGTGTTACTCGGAAAAAGACTTCTGGTGGTAGAGCATTCTCGCGCAAAAAATCTATCCGTGTTTATGCCGGTCATTATATGGCATGGTATGCGCTAATAGTCGAGCATTATACGCCGTATATACGGCCTGCACTATCTCAGACGTTATCTCAGGTTAAGACGATTATAGGGGCTTCATAATATGGCAAGTCATAGCATCGGAACTATTTTTGTGGAGCTTGACTTGGACGCGTCAAGATATACTCGTGGGCAACAGGCGCTATATCAATCTGCAACATCCACATCGTTAAATATCGAAACAAACTTTCGTAATCTCGGTATTCGTTCTGATGCTGTTTTCGATTTAATGCGACAAAGAGCGCAAAACTCGTTTGAAATGATTGCCAATTCTGCAAGAGTTTCCGCCAATGATATTGCTCGCGCACAGCAAGCACTTGCAACACAACTCGCCACAATCCAAAACCAACAATACGTACATCAGAGGAACATCTTTGACAGAATCAGGGATGATCTTCAACAGGTAGCATCAAGCGCACTATCAACCGCTGCTGTTGCTACGGCTGCATTCACAGCTTTAAGTATGGGAATGAAGGCCACATTTGAAAAGGGATTTAAAGCCGTTGAGGATTACAACACATCTATTGCTGGGCTTGCGGCGATGGTTGTCACGTTTTCCGAACGTTCAAAGGGAATGACGTTGGAAACTCAGTGGAAGGGAGCTTTGGCGTATTCAACAGCTATGGTTCCAATTTTGGAACAGATAGCAGCAAGGACATTGCTTTCCGGTACTGAAACTATTGCGCTTGCGAATGCTTTTGCTCGTTCTGGTGTATTTCTGGACGGTAACAATCAAAAACAGATTGAAGGTTTTACCAGAATTTCAAACGCATTGCCGATGATGACACAGGGGCAAGAGATCATGAAACAGATTAACACTGAAATACGTTCTGTCATGACCGGCGCTAATGAATCATCTTCCATGATGTTGACTACGTTAAAATCTATTGATCCGATGCTTACCGAACACTTGGCAACATGGCGGGCGGAGGGTACTGTACTTGAACATATCGCTGATTTGCTTGTCGGATTCGGGCCGGCGACTGCACTGCTTGAAATGCAATGGCAGGCTGTTAAATCAACTCTCGATACCACAGTGACACAGGTTTTGCGCGGTGGGATGGAACCTGCATACCAGGATATTATTAGTTATGTAAAAACATTAAATAATATGCTGGAAAAGCACAAAACGGAAATCAGCGGTGGTATTGTTGTTGCTTGGGAACTGGTAAAAAGCACATTAGGGACAGTCGGCGGTGTGTTATCCGGGTTTTGGCCGATAATGAAAGACCTTTCAGGATGGGTTCTGCAAATAGCTTATGGATGGGGCGGTGTTTTTGCTGTGTTAAAACCTATTGGCGAGCTTTTAGGCAATTTAATTGCAATGGCTTGGGAACTGGTCAAGGTTTTAGGCAACTCTGCAAAAGCATTGAGCCTATTGGCTACTGGCCAATTTGATCTTGCACAAGCAGCTTGGGATAGTGCGAACAAGAATTATGATAATGCCGTAAAATTATCAGAGAAGAGCTTTGTTGTTGTTACGGAAGGTATCACTGGTGAAATAGAACAATACCATAACCGCACAAAAGCCTTTATGACAGAAGAGGGGAAGAAGGTAAATGCCTCGGATGCCAGCCTTGCAACTCAAAAGAAATCTCTTGATAGTTTTCATGAGGCTGAAAATAAACTGAATGCTCAGTTGGCATTAAATCAATCTACTAATGCGACTGTAGTTAAAGAGAACGTGCTAAACGCATTAAAAGACAGTTTGAAGGGACATGCAGATTATAAAAATAAAGTTATCGGATATGGTCAAGAAGCCGCCGAGGCTTGGCTTAATACCGAAGCAGCCAGAATAATAGCAGAGGAAAAAGCGGCGGTGAAGGCTGATGAAAAAGCATCTGCACGGGCGGATAAGGCCGCTGAAAGTGCGGCGGCTAAAGCGAAAAAAGCGGCTGAGGCATTGGCAGCTTCATGGGTTGAATCATCTGCAAAATTAGACGTTGATATTGATAAAACTGGACTACCAAAACTTGAAGCGGAATTCATCAAAATACAAGGTGAAGCTGATAAACTGATTCGCAAATTTGGTGAAGTACCTGGGGCGCTTGAAGAAATAGAGAAATGGGTAGATTCATCACGGATTGCAGCTTTATTGAAACAAGAAGCAACAGATATGAAAGAACTGCTTGCTGGGCTATCAACGGATATTGAATTAGATAAAGATAGAAAAAAAGATGCTGCAAGTCAAACAACAGCCATCCGGGCCATGTATAAAGATATGGGTGAATCGGCGGTTGGTTACTACGATCAAGAACGGTCACTGTTGAAGGAACAGTTTGAAAAATATGATGCTTTTGTAACAGATAAAGTTGCCTTAAAGGCATGGGAAGAAAATGAACTAAAAAAAATTAACGATAAAGAAATGCTGCAAAACGGCACATTCTTCGACGGTCTCGGCGTAGCCTACCGGAAGTCACAAGAAGACCTGTTGACGTGGGGCAAAGCCGGGCAGAAAGTATTTCAGGATCTGCAGAAAGCCGGGACAACAGCAATATCAGACGGCCTGTTCAAAACCCTAAAGGGCGATATGGACGGTTTTCAAGAAGCATGGTCGAGCTTTTGCGACACCCTCCTAAAAACCTTTACTGATATGATAGCTCAGATGGTGATTCAGGATTTGTTCAAGATGGTTCTTGGTGGGAATGGCACGATAAGCATTCTCGGTTCAGGCGCGGCTACTGGAACCGGTGGTGGCGCTATTGGAGGCTTGAGTACACTTGCTTCATTGGCGAGCATCGGAAAGTTTCTTTATAATCTACCGTCAACAGTAATGGCTTTACCCGGACAAATAGCAGCATTGCCACAAACACTGGCGACAGCATACTCTACGTTTTTATCATACTTTGGGACTACTTCAGTTGCAGCATTTGAAGCATTAGAGGCATCACTTGCGGCTTCCGCTTCCGCCACTGCCGCAAATACAGCGGCTACTACCGCTGCAACAGTGGGCGGATCTGCTGCCACTGCTGGTAGTGGGGCTGCTGCTATATCTGGCGCTTTGGCGGTAGTCGGCCAGGCCGCCGCTGTTATGGGCGCCATGTACTTTATCGGATCAGGTGGATTTGAATCTGTTGTGAGAGGACTTTTCGGAGCGACAACCAGCAACGGGCCAACGTATGAGCAAATGGATGCTTTGCTACGGGCAGAGGAAGCTGGGCAGGTAACACTATCAAAAGAAAATCGTGATCTTTATAAAGCACAACTTTTATCACGGAATTTCTTTATGGGGGATACATTGCATGGCGCGTCAACTGAAGATTTCGAAGCATGGATAGCCTCAAATCAAGAACTGCTCAAAATGACAATGGCTGAGTATGATCAGCTCATGGGGATGCAGCAAAAAGTTTGGAATGAGCTACTTTATGGCGATGGTACAGATGCAACAGTTTATTCCCCAATGGGTGTCGGATATCATACTGAATCATCAGGGACGATTACAATCGCTCTCGAAATGGCCGATGAATCGCTATCCCTCGAAAAACGAATGTACAATTTAGGTTTTGTCGGAACACAAAACGGTTGGGAATCATCCGCAGTTGTTGCAATGCTTGCAGAGTTTAAGGATCAGGGCGTGCCTTGGGAATCTATCAATGATGCTTTGATTGCATACGGTGTAACAGATTCAGATGTGTATAAACGGATTTATGGCGAATACACCGACACGAACATGGGTAATTTGTCATGGGATGAGTTCCAAACAGCGTTAATTGCGACTGGACTTGATACAACAACTATTAAACGGTTAGAGTCTATTTATTCAAGCGATATATCGTACGATGATTTTATGAGTTTGCTGAATGCCACTGGACTTGACGCAAATACAATACTGCAAATACAGGCCGCAGTCGATCCGTCAAGTCGCTGGACAGATTTAGAAATCCCGGTTGACACCAGTGGTATTCCTGATTTTATTCCGATAGGGCAACCTATAGGGGGTAGAGCAACAGGCGGGCCAGTTGCAGCTAACACGCCGTACATCGTTGGAGAGATTGGGCCAGAGTTGTTCGTGCCACAAGAATCAGGGCATATATTGTCGAACGCCAATATGAAGAAACTGTTGGGCATGGGGGTTCAGGGGTTCGCGGACGGAACCACAGATCCAGCTCCTTTTTCAGATGAATGGTATGCAAAATATTTCCCATGGCAATCAGATCCTGACTATGAGGAACCAAGTACAGGATCATCAACGTCAACTACTCAAACGCTGGAAGAATGGTTTGCAGCATATACAAAAGAACTTGCTAAAATGCTTGGAACCACCAGCGAACTTGGTGATGCGCTTGAAACAATAAACGATTACTATACAGAGCAAACTAAAACAGCTACCGAACTCGGTGCAACATCTGAGCAATTAGCGCAAATGGAGATTGACCATGCTGCTGCGAAAGAAAAAGCAATCAAGGACTGGATGCAGACCGAGATTGATTATTACAATCAAATGATGGGATTAAATTCCGAATTAGGCGACAGCCTCGCAGCAATCGACGAACATTACGCGGCGGCTATAGCTTCGGCAAAAGCGGCTGGATTGGATACAGCAGATTTAGAAGCATCAGCTCTTAATGTCAAAAAGAAAGCGATTGAAGATTGGCTTAAAACCGAGATTGATTATTACAATCAGATGATGGGGTTAAATACAGATTTGGGGGATTCTCTTGCAGCGATTGATAAACACTATGCAGATGCAATCGCATCAGCGAAAGCCGCAGGCGCATCTGAGGCAGAACTTGCAGCAATAGCTCAAATTGCGATTGCTGTCAAAAAGAAGGCGGAAGAGGATTACTGGAAAGACGCACTTGCATACTATAATGATATGATGGATTTAACAGACCCGTTGCAGGCTAAACTCGATGCAGCTAATGCAGCGTTTGACAAATACGCACAGGCGGCACAAGGTAATGCTGATGCACTCGCGGCTATTGAAAAAGCGAGAGGTGAAGTATTAGATAAAATTTTTAAAGATTTCATTGTGTCACTTGTAAAACCATTTACAGACATTATGACATCACTATTGGAATGGCGCAATTCTTCCGTTTTGGGCATGGGAGCATCAGGACAGGCGCTGCAAACTTTTAGATATGAAACCAAGACAGAATTTCCACCAGCAAATAATACTCAATTAGCATCGGCATTAAAAGATAAAACCAATGAAGATATGCAGATATATCTTAATTCTCTCAGTAAATATGCTGTATCTGTAACCAATGCTTTAGAGGCTACATACGATGCTCTTGTGAAAACAAAAGTCGCTATATCAGCGAGTATTGAAAACATTAAATTAGGTGCATTGGATGATGTAGAAACACGTAAATACTATGCTGATAAACTTTCAGAGATAAATGTCCAAGGTTGGAAAACTGTTTTTGATAATTCAGATATAGAAAAACGCGCACAAATGCTCGATGATGCTCACACAGTAATCATGGATTACCATAATAGTGAAATGACAGCATTAGAGGCTAAACACACAACAGAGATTAACAATATAAGCGCGATTCGAGAAAAGTTAAAATCTCTTGTTTATTCAGCATTCAATATTGCACTTCCCACAGCAAAACAGGATGTGGCGGCTGATGATTATAAGAAAATGTATGAAGCAGCTAAAACTGGAGATTCTGGCGCTGTGTCAGATTATTTATCATTTGTCGATACATACTTACAAACCAGTCAAGACAAATATAAATCATCTGATGAGTATCTCAAAATTTACAAGCAAGTAACTGATGACATCAGTAAATTAGATACGAATCCAACAAAAACACTTGAAGAGTTGACACAGACACAGACGGACGCGATTAAACAACTAAACAAAGAAGTTGTGGCAGCTCTGAATGAATTAGCTACAGGTAAGGCTGGTGATGTTATACGTCGTGACGTTGAATACACAAAAGATTCGATATGGAAAGAAAGTGATGTATCTGGAGTCTTAGCGATTATATACAATCAACTTTCGGCTATAGAGGTTGCGGCAAATAAAGCTATGAATAAGGCTGTAACTTCTACCGTGACATCTACGGATATTTTCACAAAGGAACAGTATAATAAATTTATAGCGAATCCAGCAGATACGAGTAAAAATGGCATTTTAGATGATGGTTTTTTGACAATTTCAGAATTGCTGGTATTCGGTTTTGCAGGATTGTTAATAGAATTGCAAGCGATAAAAGGATTCTGGGGTTCTACAACAGTCACAGTTACAGGATCATTAACAACCACTATAGCATTTTCACCGTCTGACGATGTAACAAAATCAATTTTAAAATGGTTGACTGAATCACAAGCAGGTTTGTTGAAAATGAATGCCTATTTTACGGCTATCAAAAACGTAGATGACGTTAATTCTGAAGCATTGCTGACGTGGATAGATAAGTATTCAGCGTCAGGTGGTATTCCAATAAACATTTTATTTACGGCTGTCAAAAACGTAGCTAACGTTAATTCAGAAGCATTGCTGACGTGGATAGATAAGTATTCAGCGTCAGGTGGTGTTCCAATAAACATTTTATTTACGGCTGTCAAAAACGTAGCTAACGTTAATTC